ATAAAGTAATTTAGTTTTATTGTAGCGTAAAGAAAAAACCCCACCAATAATTGATGAGGTTCTTTATTGTGTTGCTCTTAAATTTTACTAAGAAATAGTAGAAGTATCAAGAGGTGAGTTAACAACTAAACGTACGATCGGAACTAAATCTGCATCGTATGTTAATGCCCACTTGTTACCTGTAGCTAACTGAGCATTTGTTGGGTTATCTCCAGCATCTACCCATTTAGTACCCATAATGTGATAAGCACTGTGGTAATCAACAGACATAACATCCTGCTTGGAAAGAATGTTTCTATCTGATTCAATACCTAATGGTGATTGCTCTCCTTCAAGAATTGTTCCTGACTTAATTAAGTAGCAGAAGAACTCAGTTTGATGACCAGATGCACCAGGAGGATTTGTATTAACTTGTGAGTCAATAACAACATTCATTCCAGCAAACTGACCAATACTTCTATCAGTGATACCAACACCACCGCCACCCCATTGGATGCCAGTTCCAGTTGATAATGCAGATGTAGAAAATGTAAGCATACCAACCTGATATAGGTAGTAAGCAACAGATGGGTGAATTACTAGAGTATCTAGTTCTTCGCCTCTTTCTCCAAGAAGTGATCTACCTCTTGCAACTGCTGACGCAGTTAAGAAGTTAGCTTCAGCAGCACCAGTACCAGCTTTTGCTAAATCTAAGTGATTAGCAGAAAGAGCAGATGCAAATAATCCTTGAAGATGGTTAAACAATCTTACTGAGTTTAATTTGTTGATAGCATCTGCAATCTGGTTTCTGATATGACCCATTGGATCTTCGCCAGCAGCCAGTACAGCTACATCATCAACAGCGTATGCAAAACCTCTATGGCAGATGGTTGCGATCTGTGTTCCTGTACCAATCTTCTGTGGTGTCAAATAACCATTGTTAGATGTACCCCAAGTTGCAGTTCCATCTAAGATTTCCTCAGTTGGAGAGATTGGGTTGAACTCTGGAACTTGTATTCTTGTTCCACCTTCTGATGCATCAAGAAGTGCGTTACGCACAACAGCACCAGACTTAATAAATGCACTACGCTCCTTAATTGCTTCGGAAACGTACGCACTGAGATTATTTCTCTTAACGATGTCCGCTAATAGGACACCGCCAGAATAATTCTGAAACGGAGCAGCCATTCAGGGTCTTGTTCTAATAGTATCATTTGTTGAGTGAGATTGCCCGTTTTCCAGGGGTTTACCTGACCTCCACCAGCATTTGATGTTGGACTTGGTTTTGCACCCATACCAGCAGCACTACTTGGTTTGAAATGATGTTCCCAACCACTACCAGGATTTTTGAGACTGCTGAGATAGGTATTGAGATCTTGCTCTACCCCACCATTGAGAACAACTACTTTACCTTCAGCATTTTTTTGTAACTTTCCTTGTAACAATGACAGGGTTTGTTCTGCGTTTATCGCTCCAAGGTTGCTAATAGCTGCTAGTGCTGTTGTTTTTGTAGAAGCAACTTCATTAGAAGTTTTCATTTCTTCTAATTGTTGAGATAAAGTCATTATTTGCTGATCTTTTTCCTGGGCAGTCTTATTGGCTTCTTCCCAAAGAGTTTTCCACTGACCCTGATCTTCTAACTCTTTGGTTCGTTTCTCCTCTCTCTGTTTGTAAACTTCGTCTAATTTACCCTTGATTCCCTGAAACTTTTCCTGTGCTTCAGCAGCCTCTTTACGAGCAGCAGCTACCTGTGACTCGTACTCTGCTTTGATAGCATCTAGGTTTGGGGCTTGTGGTTGTGAAGGAGTATCAGCCACGGGCTGTTCAGCATTGGTCACGGACTCAGGCTGAATTACTTTTTCTTCGATTGCCATAAATTACTTTTCAGTTGATGTTTTTGTAGTAGTTTCAGCTTTGACTG